CGTTTGGACTCGTCCTGACAGGTTGCCACAATCACGGGCCAAGCCGACGGCGAGTACGTCGGCCAACAAATTGGGGCATTTATAATGCCAGAGACACCAGATAAGCGACCGGTAACGGAACAGGAAATGAACAGTGCTGTCAGGCGCTTCGAATCTTCTGAACTAGCCCGTAGTCTTTCCGCCCATGGCGTCGAGATGCACCGGATACCTACTACAGTCACCAATTTCCGTCGAATCTTAGCGGTACAGGGGCGCTTATTCAATAGCAACTCTGACCGCAATTTAACTCTAATGGGTAAAGAACTCTTTGAAAAGCAGGCCGCTCAGGCTAATGCCGGATATCGAGTTGTCACCCGCGAATATCAGGAATATGTAGACTGGTGTGAAAAGCTTGGCATGAACGGCAGAACCTTCTGGCACAACAAGGAGCGTGAAACTTGGACCGAGTCCAAAGCTTCTTGGGACGCTAACGGGGCCGCCGAGACCATCGCGCACTACACCGGGAATCTTGGAACAAATAAGACGTTGAACGTCGAACTACTCCGAGACAACATCATGTCTGTACTTGAGCAATGGAACTCCTCTTTCGAAAGTGTTGTAATAAAACCTTTTGAAGACTTCCCTTCTTGGACTGGTCAAATGAACTGGAACAGGAACAGTGGTTGGCCTTTCCATATGCCAATCTCTAGGGAACGGTACATGTCCGTGGACTTACCAAACTGGTATCCATGGTACGCTCAACTATTCTCAACACAAACGATTGAAGCTCTCGAAGAGTTCATGGACACTACTCCAACTGGATTTAACAATGTCAACGGCAACCATTACACTATGTTTGGTCGACCTGAGGACCGTGTTATTCACGGAGTGGAGCACGTCTGGAAAGGGCCCGGAGCGTACTTCAACAATGGTACAACTACCAATATGAAGAGTACGCACGTAGCCTGGACGTCTACGGCCACGAACCACGAGGAACAGTCGAAAGCATTGAGTCACAGTGAGGCCATCATCATGGCCGATGATATTCGCAAGTATGACCGAAACTTTGAAAGAGCCCTGATGTTGTTGATTTACAACTGCGTCAAAGACTCAGACCATCTTGTCAACCATCCCCACATGCGTAAGGCACTCTTAGCACTGTTGAACCTGTTCACGAAGAACTCATGGCTCAACTTAAGCCCGACGCACCGTGTTGTAATGGTTAAGGGACTGCCCAGTGGGCACCCATTGACACAATGGATCGGTAGTTTAGTGCACCTAGCACTCTACGACCGATGGGAAGAGCTCTACGGTCTACACCCATTATATAAGCAAGTTCTATCCGATGACGGTTTCCAAATCGTCAAGGGCATGACACTAAACGAGGCAAACGCCCTTGTGTTTGGTGACATGGCTGAGGATGCCAAGAACTTTGGCTTTGAGTTCCACGAGAAGAAAACCGTTGTGGTTGACCCTACTGACGAATACACTGTTGGTTACAGAACCGATTTAGAACGTGAGGTGCGAATGGGCGACAGCGCATTCTTCCTCAAACAGTTCGGAAATCGTGATCTCGGTGCCGCCCATGGTAACAACCAGGGCATACTGAACAGTATTCTTCAGGTAGAGCGTGACCCCAGTGACGAGTTCCGCGAAAGCGTGGACCCGCATCTTCTTGGATTCGATGTTGGACTTGGGGGTAGAGTACCCAAAGCAATCTACGACCTCGCAAGGATAGTAGACATTATCGCATCTGGAGGGATTGGAAATCCTCTCATTGATTCTGCAATCAATTATGTTCAAAACACATGGCCTGGTTTCGCGACTCGGGGCGTTGAGATATTAGAAGAGAAACTGGACAAAGAATGGCGATCCGGCACCACAAGGTACGCCGGCGGCACATTGGACAGCGGCATAGCTCGTAAGCGTGTTGTCGAAGAACTGTTGGACCTCGAAAGAGATCCAATCTGGCAACAAAAGGCGTTTACGCGGCAGGTGGCTTAACGTACCCCGTCTAGGGAAATGGCGAATCGGTATTCAAACTACATGTGTGCATTGCAAAATCTGGACTAACCAATAGAAACTCTGGGCGTCACGACCCTCACGAACCCGGGATGAACGGTAAGTGAGGTTGTACGAACGACCCAC